CCGACATCTCCTTTAGCACCAACAGAACCTTGCGGGCCCTGTGCACCTTGTGGCCCGGTGTCTCCGGTTAAACCTCTTGGGCCAACCAAACCTTGTGGGCCTGCAACGCCTTGTGGGCCTATGTCACCCTGTGCACCGATATCACCTTGGTCACCTTTCGGGCCAGTATCACCTTGCGGGCCCTGTGCACCCTGAAGTCCTATTTCCCCTTGAAGTCCTATTGCCCCCTGTGCACCAACAGCACCTTGTTGACCCTGAGCGCCTTGGAGACCTATATCCCCCTGAAGACCTACATCTCCTTGAGGGCCTTGGATACCTTGTTCACCTTGAACACCAATAGGGCCTTGAGCACCCTGCTCTCCTTGTAGTCCAGTTGGGCCAATAGCACCTTGAAGTCCTTGTGGGCCTTGAGCACCTTGATCACCAATCGGGCCTTGAGCACCAACTGTTAGAAACGCATCTAAGAAACTACTTGACGTAATATTTGAAGCAACAGCAGCAATCGCATATATCTGCCAGTTGATGTTAGTAACACCGCCTGGCACTGCGGTCGGGTTTGGATTCCACAAGTAAGTACCACCATTAGTTTGGTAGATACCACCAGTCAAAGATGACCCTGTAGGTTTTAGGTTATTCGGGTCATAGTCCCTAGGAGCATTAGTATAGTATGGGAAGTTAGTCTCACCCGTAGCACCAGCAGCACCTTGTTGTCCAGAACTACCTTGTAGTCCAGTTGGGCCAGGCAAACCTTGTGCACCTTGAGGGCCTTGAGCACCAGTGTCACCTTGAAGACCTTGGGCACCTTGCAAACCTACCGCACCGTCTTCTCCTTTAGGGCCTTGTTCTCCTTGAAGACCTCTTAGTCCCTGTGCACCTTGTTGTCCTCTAGGGCCTTCTTCTCCTTGAAGACCAGTTGGGCCTTGAGCACCCTGTTCACCAATATCACCTTTAGGGCCTACCGAACCAGTCGGCCCAGTAGGGCCTTGGATACCTTGTTCACCTTGAATACCAATATCACCCTGAAGTCCAGTTTCACCTTGACTACCTTGAACACCTATATCACCTTGAGGGCCCGGAAGTCCTTGTTCACCAGTTTCACCCTGATTACCTTGAAGACCCTGTAGTCCAATTGGGCCTGCGGGGCCAGTTTCACCTTGTTCTCCTTGGTTACCTTGAATACCCTGTAATCCGATTGGGCCAGTTAGTCCTTGCGGGCCTGTCTCACCTTGGTTACCTTGGACACCTTGTTCTCCTTTCTCACCAACATCGCCTTGCGGGCCAGTCTCTCCCTGATTACCCTGAAGACCCTGTTCTCCTTGAGGGCCTGGGTCACCTTGAGGGCCTTGAAGACCTATGTCTCCAGCAGCACCTTGAGGGCCCTGTGGGCCATCTGGGCCTTGGATGCCCTGTTCTCCCTGAAGACCTACATCTCCTTGTGGGCCAGGCAAACCTTGTGCACCTTGTGCACCCATGATAGCAATTCGTGTCGGTACTTCCCATTGTGCCGGTACTGAGTCTCCGGTAGAAGGATTTCCGTTTACGTATCGTCTACATTGCCAGAGGACTGGAAAGGATTGACTTAGGTCACCTTGAGAGGTGCTCCAAGATATTCCGTCTGTTCCTCCGTCTGGAGAAGGTAAACCATAAGTCCAACTATCACTAGGAAGTTGAGACGATAGGAAATCCCCAGCATCATCGATACTGGAGATTGTTTTAGTATAAATGTACTCAAAGCCAGACGCATCATATAGATCTGTAAATGTTATAGATTGTGAGGCTCTTATGGTTGCCATTTTACTTCCTACTAATTAGATTAGTTTATGGTGTAGTTACTGTAACGTTACAACGAATACTGATTGGTGCGCCAGTATCTGGGATATCAGACGGGCCAACGATTACTTGGTTAGAGTTAACTTCGGTTGCACTTGTGCTACCATTAGCAGCACGTCTTGCTGGACTACCACCAGAACCTAGTGGGGTACCGGAAGCGTCTGTCTGTACTTCTAAACTTGTGTTAGCAACGTAAACCTGATCGCCCGAAATCCATTCCCAATCGTATGATACTGCAATACCACCAACACCATCGCTGATTTCTGAACCGTCATTTGCGTCATAGACTTTTGCGGTCAGTGTGACTGGGTCACCTTCGTTATTACGGAATACAACTGGGTTGTTAGCTACTAGTTCAACATATACTGCTGCACGTCCGGCACGAACCTTACTGAATGTAACTGCATCTTTACCCTGTTCACCACTTACACGAATTGCAAGAGTTGCGTTTGAGTCACCGATGTTTTCTGGTTTAATCTCTAGACGAGCACCAGAAGTTGCAGCAGTTGGTAGAGAACCAGTTGAGAATGCACCAGAGGCATCATTATCAAAACCAGCAATACCACCAGCGTTATCTGAAGTAGCAGTCTGTTCAATGAACGGAGAACCATCCAAAGAAGTTTCGTAAGTCAATGCGCCCGGAGAACCAGCAATATCAAATAGGACAGTACTGTTGTTCTGACTACCTAGAATCTTACCATCTGCATCCGCAGAGAAGATTTGACTAGATGGGATTAGGTTGATGATTGTACCACCAGCACCATCTTGAATACGGTTAACAGAAAGTTCTAGTGTGAAAGTTCCGACTGTACCACCATTGTTATATGTAACAGGTACAAGAACAATAGCTGAAGCAGGTACGCCGATTGCGTCAGCGTATACAACACCAGCACCTTTAAGTACACCACCACCAACATCTGTACCGGCAGATTGTGATACTAGGAATTCCCAACCACTTACTGCTGAGATAGAACCTAGTGTGAACTGTCCCTGTTGTGGGGTAGAACCAGTTGCGAATGCCTGTTCAGTACCACCTACGAATACTTTAACAGAACATGAAAAGTCGCGTCTTGTAGAGTCAGATACCACGCCTGCATCATTTGCAGCGAATGTGTGGTTTTCATTAGTTAGGAACGCGGTTACCGAACTTTGACCATCGGCCAAATCGGTTAGGGTTATGGCGGCGGTTGCCGTTCTAAGTGCCATTGTTAATCCTCTTGTTTATCGTTAATTGTTAATTGCAAAGGTAAGGTACCCGAATTAGGAACCGCCTGCGCTTCTATGTTTAAAGTTTTTAACTCCCCGTTAGGGAAGTTGTCTACGTCTCCAGAGTTAGTGGCGGGAACGCCAAACCCTATAGGACATGTACCATCAGCCCCCACAGTTACAATGTTTCCATTGATATGTGAGACGTACCGCGTTGTTTCATGGACACAGACAGGTACACCGCCACTAGTCCACTCATAATTAAATTTATTATAGTCAGCCGAAGAAATCTCGGTTCCATCAGATGTTATAAATGCTTTTACTTCTGTCTCCCCTATATCATTACGGAAGATGTTTCCATTAGGAGCTATGATGTCAACCATTAGGTTAGGCAACCCACGGTCATAAATTAATACTGGGTTAGACCAGTTATCAGCAGGAACCTCTTGAGTGTCCTCTGTACCAATAACAGTAGTCTGTATCATGAACACATAACGACCAGTTGTAGGTAGGTCATCGCTCCAACCATTGAAGTTAGATGTGGAACCCACTGTAGTAACTAGGTCACCAGTCTCGAATGTATATGTTGTGGAAACGTTTATATCTTCTTCGGGGGTGAGTGTCTCTACTTCGGAACTCTTGTATATGAGAAGATTCGCTGTACCTGATCCACCATCTGGGTCTATACCATCCAGTTGTACAGTTATCTCATCCTCTACAATCTGTTTGAGGTCTTCGGCAGATATACCACCACCTCCACCTAGAGAAACTAAAGTGTACAGTTCAGCAAAGTTGTCGTTAATCTTTTGGCTCGCATTGCGAAGAGTGTCACCTTGACCATCGTTCGCAGCACCACCTGTATTGAGTATTTGTCTAGACATCTGAGTTCCCTATTTCGTCTGACTATTTATAAAATTAGAGATAGTCATCACCATCTAATGTTTCGTATCCTGAAGACATGTCTAGGTTACCATCATCGAGTGACGCAGCTTTAACACTGACCCAATCCGCAACAGTACCATAGTCGTTCATAAGGTCTTCTAGGGAGACATTGGTGAACCTGTTTAGAGTCTCTAGTGAACTAATAATGATTCCAGTATCCACTCCATCTTCTTCCATAGTCAATAGATTGTATCTGGAAGTCATTGCGGTTGGTAGAGCAGTACCCTGAATCGCAATTGGATAGTTAGGTATTTCTAGTGGGTCAGTCGTAACACCAGCACGTAAATTGATATCCGCAGTACTGAGGAGTTCAACTTCGGCAGCCAGATAGAATCCAGCAGGGTGTACCAACTTCTTATAGAGTGCTTCATAGTCATTAAAGGACAGACCTGTTTTCAAAAGAACCGAGAATATTTGGTATCTCTTGTTGTCTTGAATATACTTCAATGATTCAGGCCCAATGAGAGAACCACCTGGCTTATCATTCAATATGAAGATGTTACGCTTCGGGTATGACACCTCGACAGTTTCATTGTAGAATGCTTTGAAGAACTGTTCAGCAGATAACTGTGTACCCTTGTTACGGTAGAACTGAGAAAGAAGTCTTGCCATCAATCGTGGGTTCTGATAGAATGAGGACGACTCTAAACCGTCACTGATCTCTCCTATCAAAAGGTCTAGATGTCTGATATCAGTAGAAGAAATGTTTCTTATATTAAACAAATCCTGAATTTGTTCATTAAATGAAACAGATCCGTCTTCTCCAGTATACTTGTAGTACGCCTCGATGAATCTAATAAGATCAGGATATTGTTCCTGATAGAATTCAGGAAGTATCTGAGTTACATGACTCTGATGAAACTTAGTATTCGTTCTGTACTGATTAGCAAGAAATTGTGACATTACAATAGAACCTTAGTTACTCCGGAATCAATACTACCCTTGGTGGTTGATGCTTCTGCATCCAGACTAAAGATGTAGTTTCTCAACGGGCTGATTGTACTCTGGTTTGCAGGGGTTGCACTCACTTTAATACCCTCGCCTACGTACCCAGCCTTGTCCACACGCAGTGAGCTTAGGAATACCTTACCTTTGGCAGGGTCATAAAAACCTACGTTAGTTATCTTCACGACACCATTGAGGTCTACTAGTTGTAGTCTGGTTGAACCCAATTCATTCTTAACCAATACGTTCTGACCATTTGACTTAAATACAGTAGTTGTTACTATGTGTTCGTCTTTGTCCGGTGCAGATAGAATAACAGGGAAGTTGAGTGTGTAGTCCTGTTCAATGTATGTGTCGAAGGGAATACCTGCAGCTGCTTGAGCTGCTTCGAGATCCGCGACCAACTGAGTGATATCAATTAGTTGTTGTACCTTGACATCTATTCTAGAGTTCAGAATAGCAGTAGAGAGACCGTCTATATCAGACAATAGGTTCGAACGTCTGAACACGGAATTGAATTGGTTCAAATTAACTGACATGTAACTCTGAATCAGTTCGTCTACCTGAGTCTGTAAAGCTTCTGGAGTTGTAGTATTCTTAACAGGGTCGATGTTGAAGAACGTCTGTAGTTCTAGGTACGTATACTCCGGTTCAACGAACTCTGTATCAATAGACATGATAGAAAGATTAGAAGTCAATTGACTCTCAATCATATCTTCGACCATTGTCTTAGAAGACTCGTCTACTCCTTCAGGGAAATTCAAACTGACAAATACCTTACCATACTGCGGAGGTACGTTATCGTTACCACCCCATGTGGTTACGTCATCGACATATGCACCGTAGCTGCTTAGAATCAATCCTGTGTAATCATCTGCGGTGACCAATCGGTTCTGCGCAGAGTATGCAAGAGGAGCATTCAACTTGATGCTCTGTATAGATTCGATGTCTGAACCACCAGCTGAATTAGCGACTGTGGTCACATCTACAACATAATCGGTATCTGCGAACTCGTTCAACACGAAGACTTTTGCACCGTTTGCCGCAGGGCCATTGGATGCAATGTACTCTACCTTAATAATGTTACCTGTCTCTGGTCGAATACCGAGTACGTTACCGTCTCCAAATATAATCTCGTAGTCGCCATTGTGGGACTCACGTACCATGTACACGCGTGAATCATCGGTGATGGTAGAAACCTGTTTGATATCTAGATAGACATTAGACTGGTCGGTGGTACCGTTAGGGAACACGTTGACCAACATAGTAGAAGTGTCGATTGTGCTATCTGGTATCACATAAGGTACATCGATATTACTATCGGCAAGGAACGTTTTAATTTTACTCTTACCTTCTACTAGAGTAACTCCAGTGAAGGTGAAGGTATCTCCATCGTTGACCGCACTGTAGTTCTCTGTAGTAAAGAACTCGTAGTTGGTCTCATCGATAGATGTGAAGAAACTTGTACCCCTAGCTAGCGTAAAAGTAGTCGGGGCAGGGGACGGTATTGTAATAGATACATCAACCACCCCACGAGCAGCAGTGACTGACTTAGGGAAGTACCCTAGACTCTCTGCATGGGATACAACCGATGAACGTAACTGAGATGTACTCAGAAACGACTCGTTGATAGACATGTTAGCGATAAGACCATTGATATGGGTATTGTATGCTAGTACATCTAGAATGTTAGACAGACCACTCGCATCAAAGTCATAGTCCTCAAACTCCCCACTATTTCGGAAGTGTGTCTTTAGTTTGGACTTGATATCATAAAAATCTAAGTCAGAGGTATTAATAGTCATTTATCTTGCCCTTGCAATAGTTAGACCTAGGGTAACAACCTTGGTGGTATTGACCACACCAAAGACTATCGTTAGGTCTGCCGAATTATAATCTGGTCTAATGTTAACCTTCACTTCTCTTAATTCCGCTCTAGGCTCATAGTTATCTATGGTAGAACGTACCCGTAATTCTATGTCTTCCTCGTCCAAGTCAGTAGATAGGGAGAAAAGTATACCTTCCAAGCCCGCACCATAATACGGACGAAATGGCATAGACCCCTTCTCTGTCATTAGGAGGTTCTTTACAGATTGACGGACTGCGTTAGCGTCAGTCTTCTTGTAGATGTCACCTGTAGTAGGATTCGGTGTAAAAGAACAGTCGATATCTTTATTGATACGATCGATCGTGGTTGTGATCGGTTTGTTCTGTAAGTTACCGTCTTCTATTGAGAATGCTTTTGCCATAATGGTTAAACTCTTTTTGTACTATTTATACAGAAACCGCAACGTCTATCTGAGGTAATTCAGGTAAAGTCAAATCTATTGACATCGGAACCCCAATCAACTTCAAAAAGTCACAGAATGTGATCGTTAGTAGGTCTAATATGGCACCTAGTCCTATAGCATCTAGGAATGATTTGATCTTATTGATCCACATAAGAATCAACTCCTTCTGCCATTGCGCAAACCAGTCACGTGCCGCACGTACCATTTCGTTTATCTGGTCTTCCGGACATTCTACATTGGTATCGATCTCACCCCCAATGATATCCAGAAGAGACATACCGAACAAGGATACGTCTTTGAGTTGATCGACAATGAACCCATTGATAGTAAAGTTTACGATATCATCTTCCAACTTAGCAATCTTTTCTTCAGCATCTTTTTTAGCATCTTCCGCTAATGTCTCAACATCTACCTTGAGCTGCTCTAACTGTGCTTCAAGAGATGCTAGTTCTCCTAGTGCTTGTTCTTTGAATGCGTCTATCTGTGCACGTATAAAGGTTTCTACATCGAACTCTAATAAAGCAGGTAGACTAGGTAGACCCAAGGTATCCCAGATCTCTTTGAATGCATCAATCAATGCACCGAATGCTGCTTGTAATAGATTGGTACACCACTTAACCAACTCGTTTTTAAAATATGCCCAAGTAAGTTTACCCTTCCACTCGTCACATTCGATACCGAACTCACCTTTGTAGTACTGATATCCTTCGGGTACCAGAGCATAGTACTTGTCCACCTCATTGGTGATTTGTTTCTTGAGTCGTTCCTGTTCTTCCTTCTCTAGTACCCTGAGTAGGTCAACCTCTATACCCATCACGGTTACTGTGAACTCTATCGGTATCACTGTGGATATCAGTTCAAGTATCTTGGTTGGGATGTACATGTGGAACTCATCAATCAGTTCCGACCATGCATCGTTAGCTTCTTTCTGCCAGTTACGTATCTGACCGTTCTGCCACCACGGTGATAGAAGGTTTTCTTGCAATGCCATGAAGTCTTCGACCTGTTTGATGATATCTTCGATGACAGCGAATTGTTCGAGGTACTTGTCGAGCTCTTTCTGTATCTCCGCATCGATGTCTATATCAGGACGGGTTTTCAACTCTTCTTCTAATTGCTTTCTTTTATCCTCTTTAATCTTTTCTAAATTGATGGTCGACATTGACGCCTTCAACTTACTAGGTATCATTGCGATATCATTATAGAACTGTACGTACTCAGCTTTGGTAGGGAGCAACGAACCGGAACAAGGTAGTTCCAGACTAATTTCTGGGAGTTGGTATGTCATTATGAGTTCAGTTTTACCACACCACCGTTCACGCTCACTACTGGTGCAGTGACATTGACTTCAGCAGTACCGTGGATGGTAACCTTCGTGTCACCCCATATCTCTATGCCGTCATCGGTCATCTCGTAGTACGTACCCTTCTTGTGGTATTCTTTGATACGTCCGGTACCTGAATCATCATACTCTTTGAAGTGTCCGGTCTCTGTCTGATACACTTTGTTGTGTGGGTAGTTGGCCTCCGCCTTAGGGTTCGCATCACTTTTTAAAATAGGTTTTTTATTAGAGTCCACTTCTCCGGTGTCTATCACTTTAGGTACAGTACCAATCACCATAGGTAACTGAGAACTCTTGCCATCCAAGAACATACCGAACACCTGTGTACCCACTAGGATACCTAGGTACTGTCCCTTACCTTCATGGACACCCGTAGTGACAGGTACAACGATCTGGGCCCAAGGTAGGTCAGCCTCATCGATATCATCATATACACCGAAAACCCTAACCTTGACTCTACCCAACTTCTCTGGATCGTCCTTTACATTGACAACCTCACCAAGGAACCAACGTGATTGGTCACCATAGAATTCAGTAAAACTGCTCGGCATCATTGTACTTCTCCATTAGATAGTTTCAGACCAGACATAGTCACATAGTATGAACTGCGTGATATTGAATGCTTACATGCAAAGATGAGAAAGTCTCCGGACTTCTTGGGGTCATATACGTTCGAATCACTCTCGTCCATTCGGTTACGTAGGAATGTGAGAGAGATCTTTCTACCCAACGTGCTGTTCTCATCACCATCCAAGAACTCTACTCCTTCAAGCACAAAGTCTATCTTGCTCTTAGTTAGCATATGGGTCATGGCTCGGTTGATGATGTTCAACCTATACTGCGCTACCTCTTCACTCTCTGAGTAAGACTTGTTGTTCGGGTGTGCAGAAGACCCACCTATCTGACTTATACGTCTACTTTTTATATCAGCAGTGATCTCTTTGTACCTACCATTGTCAAACAACGGTGTACCCTTGTCGATGATCTTATCTTTCTTTAGTGGTTTGATGACCTCTTCATCTACGTTGAATGTGAAGCGGTCTACCTTGTTCTTGGTTACATTAATGTAACGATAGTCCGAACCAATGAGTCCGTCCTGTATCAGTTTAAATAGGTTCTCTGTACCCTTTGATTGATATCTAATAATAACCCTCTCCTTCTTTTCAGGAGGGTTCACAGATTCACTGAACTCGCCCTCAGAGAATGTGAAGGGTTGACCCTTATTCATTATAGTCGAAGTCATGAGAGACTTCAAGTCCTTCATCTGAAGATCTTTGTCGATCAGTGTGGAGTACAAGTAGAATGGATACCCGTCTGCTGTAGATGCTCGATTCTTTATCCAGCACATAGCATCAATCGGAGTTAGGTTGGGTACAATGACCTTCATCGATTGAAAGTCGCTAGAGACTTGATTGATCTTCTTTTTGAGAAACTCTTCGGAGATATTGCTAATGATCTTACTAGGTTTGCCACTATAAGATCTGTTCACATTGTGTAGGTTAGATATGTACCCGATGTCTTCTATCAGATGAAACACATAGAGCTCCGATATGTCCGTACTCTTATCGGATAGGATTACCTTATCAATAAAGAATGTTTTGGAAACACTTAGAGTATCAGCGCGGTTGCTCTTTAGCGTGATATGCATCTTCTCACCACCAGAGATGTCCATGTTGGCGACAACACTATCCCTATCGGTGTAACCCAATATGGCGGTTAGGTAAGGTTTATCTAGATGCTCGAAGATATCGATGTCCGAGACACCGTTCGCTATCTGCGCATCCTTCGTAGACTCACTCACTTCAATGATTACAGATTCAATAGTGATCGAATCAGCTGTATTGTCCATTACGACCTCAAGGCTTCTTTAAATAATTTCTGTACGGTATTGATCTCTCTTGGTTTGACAATACGTATCTGTTTCAGTTTATCATTCTCTTCTAGGTAGAAGTCTAGGTTGGTTACAGGTACCGCATTCACGGGTACACTCATATCCGTTAGATCCAAGTCAACATGTTCACCGTTCACTTCATAGTGATGTGCCGCAAGATGTGCTTGAACCGCAGCGATGATCACGACATTTTCATTAATGTCTGTATCAGAGACTACCATCTCACCTTGTTGAAAAGTTTCAATACCTTGAAGTTCAACGTAGATCTGTCCTAGGTCTAGGTTCTTGTACTTAATGATACCTACTGCATTACTTATGGCACCCGTTATACTATCCCCTACTGCGAGGATACTGTGTATGGAGTCCTGTGTACTGAGCACATAACCAGAGTAGTCCGACTTCACTCGTTCGACAACTTGATTGTATGCTAGAGGCCAACCCTGTTCACGTATCTTATCGTTCATCAAGTAGAACGTCCAATGCAAGTGTGGGTTCTTGTACAACATGAATGCAGTCTGGTCTGGTCTCTCTCCACCTTGAATGTAATGATCTTGGTAGAAAGACGAGTTAAGTTTAATATCATCCAGAATATCTACATAAGTTGCAATGTTTTGTACCAGTGCTGATTCTTCTCCGTCACCGAAGGAATAGAACTGTAATGGGAAATCTTTAAAGTATGACATTAGAAACCATCCTCATCCATAATATCTGATCGGTTTAGTGTTCTCTCTTCCACGAAGGATAGAGATAGGTCAATCTCGACAGGGTAACCATCAGGATGGAATGCCATGCTACTTGAGTTGTAGTTAGTAGAGATTGCTTTCAGATGACATTTCTTCATCTTGGTACCGACACGTTTCTTAACCCCAGACTCGTTCTCGTAGAATAGATCCAACTCGAACATGTGTGGGTACTTGTACCCTGCATTGACTCCAGCGATGTTAATCGTATCTGGGTACGCATAACTACGGAATCTTTTAATAATCTTTTCAACTTCTTTTGCTTCCAACGAAGACTTAGGAATGAACTTGAACTGGAATGCGAACTCTCGGATGTTAACACCCTTGAATACGGTTCTGGCATTAGGGTTCACGGTCACACCGAACGCAAGAGAAGCAGCATTACCGGCGGTACCGTTCATCGCGGCAGCAGTTCGTTGTAATGCAAGTCCTGCGGCAGCACCCTGTAGGTTACCAGCGACCATGTCGGCCATATTAGAGAAACCTTTCTCGGCAGCTTCTCCTAGAGTTTCGAGGATACCTTTACCTTGACCCATCGCAGCTGTGGCGCCGGCACCAAAGGGCCCGAGCTCCGGTTGTGCATAGCTCAATC